CGGTTCGAGGACACCCAGTCCGCGGCGTCGCCGAGCGGCTCGGAGAACGCGACGGCCAGGGCGCCCTTGAGGCTGTCGGCGGCGACCTCAAGGTTCCGGAACGCGGTGTCAACCTTCGCCTTGTCGTTGCTGGCGAGGGTGTCGAACATGCGCTGTGCGGCCCCGGTCACGCCGTCGAGTTCGTCGACGGCGGTCGACAGATCCATCGCGAACAGAGCCTCGCCGAGATCCTCGGCCTGCGTGCCGAACAGCGCGACCGCGGCCGCGTTCCGCTTGACCGGATCCTCGATGGCGCGGAGCCTGTCGAGGACCTTGCCGAAACCCTTGCTGGCGCCGTCGCCGCCGGCGGCGATCTGCTTGGTCATCTTCTCGGCGTCAAGGCCGAGCGCCTTAAACCCCTCAGCCGATGACTTCGAGCCGTCGGTGGCCCTGATCTGGAACTCCTTGAGGGCGTCCGCGGCCAGATCCCCGTTCCTCGCGCCGGCCTGCATGCCTTGCGAGATGAGCCCGAGGGCGTGGTCACCGGAGAGCCCGAGGCGCTGGAACAACGCCGGGTACTCCGTCAGGGTGTCGAGGAGGTCCTCGTTGCGGTTCAGGCCCTGCCGGGCGCCGGCTGCGATCAGGTCGAACGCGTGCTGGCTGTTCTTCGCGACGCCGGTCCGCAGCATCGTGGCGACCGCGGCCGCGACGGGCTGGACATCCTCGCCGAGGACGTCGGCGATGCCGGCGAGGCCCTCGACGACCTGCTGCGCATCCCGCGTCGTGGCCTTCGGGTCGATCAGCCGGAACTGCAGCCCGAGCCGGGTGGCGTCCATGTTCGCTTCGATGGACTCGCCAAAATTGTCCGCGTAGGCCTCACCGGCAGCGGCGGCGAGTCGCCGTGCGGCGGCCTCGTCAATGCCGGTCAGGCCCTGCAGACGGTCGCGGCCGGCTTCTTGGGAGAGGCCGTCGTTGAAGGCGTCGACGAGTCCCTTCGCGGCGGCTGCGCCGATCCCGATCACGGCGCCGGCGATCGGGATCGTCGCGAGCGCGGCGATGATCTTCCCGCCGAACTCGTCGCCGGCATCCTGACCGGCCTTGCCCGCGGCGCCCTTCACGTCAGCGAGGGACTCCTCAGCGCTGCTGGTGTCAGCGTCGACTTCCATCTTGGTGCGCGCCGACACCAGCGCATCACGCTGCCGCTCGACGCGCTGCAGAGCCGCCTCCGCGCGGCGGATGTCGGCCGTGACCTCCAGATCGGTCTCCACAGACCGGAGGTAGTCGAGACGCTCCTGGGTCCGGTCGAGGTTCTTCTGCGCGCGTTCGATGTTCGCGTCGACGGTCGCGATCGTCTTCGCCGAAACGATCTTCTTCGCTTCGGCCTCAACCCGGTCCATACCGGCCAGCGCACCCTTGACGTCGGCACCGACCTTCGCCTGGACCGGCTTCTTCTCGACCTTCTCAGCATCGGAGCGGACCTTCTTGAACGCCGCATCCAGCTGCCCGGTGTTCGCGGTGAACAGGGCCTCGAGTTCGGTGACCTGCTTCCCAGACACAAGATCACCTCCGTAGTGCGCGCCTCAGCCTCGAGTTCGGATGGTCGAGCAACGCGAACAGCATGGTCCGCACGCCGGGCCACGGCCGGGCCAGGACCTGCGGGTCGTACAGGTCGACGCCGTAGATCTCGGCCAAGTCGGCGATCACGAGGCGCCAGTGAGTGACAATTGCCAACAGCGAGCCGTCGACGGTGCTCTTCGTCGTGGCCACGGGTGGCGCCGGGCGTAGCTCGGGCGGCACCCGGTAATCCGGATACCAGCCTTCAGCATCCGGGGCGCCGACGCCGTATGGCGCCCAGTCCTCGGCGGTTACGAGCCTTTTGGGCCACCATCACCTGCATCCGCCGAGGCTGCTGTGGCGCCCCAGAGCAGCTGGGCGAGCGCGTCGGCGTAGGACTTCCCGCGGGCCCAGTAGAACGTGGCGTAGTAGGCCACGCGGTCGGCGACGACCTGCGCGACGCCGTCGGCCTCGAGTTGCGCCCACACCGGCCCAAGGGACGGGTGCTCGTCGGGTCTGAGACTGGCGAGGCGCTCAGCGACTTCCGCCGGCACTTCGCCCTTAACCAGGCCGAGGCGCACCTCGGCGCGCACGGCGGCGGCGAGGATCAGGCCCATGTCCCGCACGCTCGGGGACGGCACCGTGTAGGTGCGGCCCCCGAGCGTCAGAACCAGGCCGTCGACGTCCGCCCACTCGCCGAAGTCGACCGCCGACACGGTCAGCCCCGGGTGTAGGCGAACGCCGGCGAATCACCGACCGGGGTGGTGACCATCACCGGCGCCGCACCGGCAGCGCCGGCGGGCATGACCGCGAGGATCGTCGCACCATTCACGACCGTGAACTCTGCGGCCGTGTCGGCGCCGAACTTCACCGCGGTGGCGCCGAGGAACCCGGCGCCAGTGATCGTCACGAGCTTCCCGGCGGCCGCGGCGGCCGGGGTCACTGCGGCGACCTTCGGGGCCTCCGGCGTCCAGCCCGTGAACGGATTGGCGATCGGCTGGACGCGGCCCTTCCCGGTCAGGGTCACCGACCAGATCTCGGCGTCGGCGTTGCCGGTGTTCTGGCGCGTCGCCTCCACACGGGTGAGGATGCGCCCAGCGTCGGTCGGCGACGACACCCCGGCGTCAGGCTTGTGGTAGAAGCGGATCTCAAGGTTCGCCGACGTCCCGATGCCACGGGCGGCGGCGATGATCGCCTCGAGCTCGGGCAGGAACAGGCCGGTCGTGGTGGAGCGGTTACCCTGCACGGTGAACGATGCCGCGAACGATCGGCCCGTGACCTCCGAGTTCTCGGCGCCACGGTCGTCGTACGAGCTGATGTCGGTCGTGACGGGCGGGAACGTCGGCGCGAACGCCGAGATCCTGCGGATCGGCTGCCACGACGGCGCCCCAGACGCGCCGAGGTTGAGGTTGACGTCGATGCCGTACTCGAACGACTTGCCGAGGACACTGCCGGCCGGCAGCGGAACGTAGGGGTGATCACTCATTGGGTTGCCTCCTGGTTGTCGAGTGAGATCAGGTAGTTGTCGGTCCGCTCTTCGCGGCCGTTGGTGTCGGCCCCGAGCGGGCCGAACGAGGTGCGCTCGATCCACGAGACCCCCGGCGGACGGGCGCCCTGCAGGACCGTGAACGCCACGGCGGCGAGTTCATCGGCGCCGTCGGGTCGCCCGCGGGCGCCGCGAATCCGGAGCTGGACCCGCCGCTGCGGCTCGTAGACGACCGCGTCGTCGCTACCGCCGTAGACGCGCACACCGATCGCCTGATCTGGCCGCTCCGGGATCGAGCCGTAGAACACCCCGACGCCCGACGGGGTACCGGCGGTGGGGTTCCAGTGCCAGCCTGGGACGGTGCCTAGCAGCTGGCAGAGCAGGATGGTGAGGTCGCGGTCGGTCATCGCAGTCTCGCTCTCACGCCGTCGGCGAGCTTGTCGACCACGGCCTTGTCCGAGGCTGGGGTCTCCAGGTACTTGGCTTGTCCGCCGTCGGGGTGCTGGTAATCGAGGCGCTCGTGCTGGATCCAGGCGTGCGGCGCACGGAACACCACGCGCACCTCCAGGTCGTCGACTTCGACCTTCCCTGACTTCCGCAGCGCCCCGTCGTCGGTGGGTACGAGGGCTTGGGCTTCCTTGAGGACGTCCTTCGCGGTGTCGATGAGCGCGGCACGAGCGGCCGCCTCGAGTTCGGTCAGTTTCGCGTCATGCATCTTGACCACGATCGAACCTCCGGTCTACTCGAGGGACAGCAGCAGGTGATCGTCGAGAGGCCCGCCGTTTTCGCGTACTGCGACGGCCAGGACCCTGGCTTCTCGCTGCGCGGGCCTACCGGCCCAGACGGTGACCAGTGAACCGACTGGCACGTGCTCGGGCAGCGACAGCGTCACCTGGGTGGACGACACAACCTCACGGCCGTCCCGGTCCCGGACGAGGGTCTGCTGGTCCTTGACCTCTGCAGCCACCGTCCGTGGAGGGCCGTAGCCGTCGCCCATGCCCCCCGCTCCGAGCGCGTCGCGTACGACGACGGTGTGCGGATAGAACCAGGCGCCCCAGTTCATCGCTCGGGCCACATCTCGGTCACGACACCCGCTGTGGGGAACACCCCGACCGGGGCGCCGGCGGCGCTGGCCGCTGAGCCGCATAGTGCCCGCAGCCCGGCACGCTCCTCCTTACCGAACGCGGACTCGTAGGGATCCATGGCCACGGACGTGCCGTTTCGTGTCATGGTCCGGATCCGCCGCTCGCCGGGCTTTGGGAGCTCGGCGGCTGCGCCCTGGATGATCGCGATGGCGTCGGTCCGCGCCTCGCCCGCGAGGGCATCCAAGCAGGGGGCGATGCCTCGCGCGACGATGAGGATCCGCCGCGCTGTCGTCTCGTCGAGACCTGGCAGGTCTGTGTGCGCGATCACATCGCCCCCTTTCCTGGTCAGCCGATCAGGCCGACGGCCTTGGCGTGCTCGAGCGACTCGGTGGTGTAGACGTCCGGGTCGACGGGCGCGCCCTTGTAGAGGTAACGCTCGCCGCCGGCGGCGGTGCGGAGCACGACGGCGGTGCCGGTGACCTGCAGCGCAGCCACCTCAGCCACCGCGTCGTCAGCCTCGGGGGCGTCGGACGCGGTGTTAGGTGCTCCGTCCACGGCCCCGGTTTCCGGGTCGGTCTTGCGGGTGGCCATCACAGACCGGTCCCGAGCAGCTGCACACCGGCCTGCACGTCGGTCACGACCGGGACCGTGACGCGGCGTGCCCGCACGGTGCGGGCATCGGTCGAGGTCCGCTCGGTGCGGATCTCGATGTTCGACTCACCCGAGCGCACGTAGTCGGGGGCGTCGAGCTTCTCGTCGGCCATGCCGCCGAGCTGCTCACGGTCGACCAGGAGCGGCGCAGCGCCGGTGTAGTGCGGACTGGTGGCCCAGGTCAGGCCGAGCGCATCAACGGGCAGGAGCCCGTTG